CACACCAAGTTGAAAAGGAAGGACAAGCAGGACTAGCAGTAGGTTTAATAAAGTGGATGATGTTTTCTGATGAAGATTTCTATATGATATCTGAAGAAGACGTTTGCACTGTTGCACCTATGTCTATGGAATCCGTACTCATGTATAAACTATGGGTAAGGAAAGAGAAGGGTGGTAATAAAACTGATATAGAAATCCCAGTCAATCCTGGAATGGGATATGTAGGTAAGGTATCTGATGCAAGAAAGAAGTTAGAAGATTTCTGGAGACGTACTCAAGCTTGACACCGTTACCTTAATCAAATATAATGAATTCAGGTGAGTTAATCATATGGCAAATGTAATGGCTTCTAAAAGGAAACAACATTACGTTGATAATAAAAAGTTCCTGGAAGAGATTACTAAGTATCGTCAGGAAGTTGATTCAGCGAAATTAAATGATCAACCGAAACCACGTATAACGCATTACTTAGCGGAGTGTTTTCTAAAGATCGCAACACACTTAAGTTACAGACCTAACTTTATCAACTACATGTTTAAAGAGGACATGATATCTGATGGAGTCGAAAACTGTGTCCAGTATATTGATAACTTTGATCCAGCTAAGTCAAAGAATCCTTTCGCATATTTTACACAAATAATTTACTACGCTTTTCTCAGACGTATTGCAAAAGAGAAAAGGCAGATGGATATAAGAGACAAATTAATAGAGAAGAGTGGGTATGAGCAAGTCTTCCACTCAGATAATAATGATGATCATTCTGAGATGAATAGCATCAAGGGTCGTATCGAAACAAATATGCGTCAGTGAATCTATTTTCTATACCTGTATACAAAGGGCACCTCGATCAGTCCTTTAATATACCTGACATGTGGAGTGGTTTAAGTAAAGGAGTCTGGTCTGGTGAGACTGGTTACACTACTGCACAATCTGATCTAATGTTATGGGAGAGTTTCCCAGAGGTCGAAGATTTAATCAATGCATTGTTTCCCTATGTTGCTGAGTACTGGGACAATGATTTAAAATATGAGAAGGCAGAGTTAAGACCATCTTCAGCATGGGCTAACTGGCATGAGGTAGGAGATTATACAGCAGAGCATTCACATGCAGCAGGTGCTAGACAGACCCATGTTGCAGCAGTATATTATGTTGAGAAGCAGCCATCGGTAGGAGATATAGAATTAATAAACCCATTGGATTATATTCATAGGTTAACACCCCTTGCCAAAACACCAGGGGATATGCTAATGTCAGAAAGTATCAGCTGTGTCACTGGAGATTTCCTTTTATTCCCAGGATGGATGCGACATCGGACACAGCCTGCTACAACAACTAGAAAAGCCATAAGCATAAACTTCAACGGATATCTATGAAAGTCTTACTGATAACTGATCAGCATTTCGGTGTGAGAAATGACAATCAGCATTACGTTGAGAGATATAGAAAATTTTATACCGAGAAGGTACTACCTACCATTGATAAGGAAGGTATTACTGAAGTATTATGTCTAGGTGACACCTTCGATAGAAGAAAGGGTGTTAACTTCTCTTCACTGGAAGCAGCAAAGGAGATGTGGTTTAGACCTCTACAAGATAGGGGTATAAAAATGACAATGTTGATTGGGAACCATGACATCTATTTCAAGAATACTCTTCGTGTTAACTCTCCTGAGCTTCTCCTTGGGGAGTTTGATAATATTGAGATCATTTATTGTCCAGGTGAGAGGCTTATAGGTGGTAAGAAGATGATGCTTATCCCTTGGATCTGTGAAGAGAATAGGGAATCATCATGGGAAGCAATTCAAGATACTGATGCTGAATATTGCATGGGTCATTTTGAATTGAATGGATTCGATCCTATACCTGGATACACCATGACACATGGTGATGATCCTAATGCATTTAAAAAATTTAAAATGGTATGCACTGGACATTTCCATTGCAAGAGTACCAAAGGTAACATTGCTTACCTAGGTAACCCATGTCAACTATACTGGAATGATTACGGTCAAGATCGTGGGTTTCACATACTAAATACTAATACAGATAAATTAAAATTCTATAAGAATCCTTACAATACATTTACAAAGATCTATTATAATGACGATATAACTTTGTCACCTGTTGCAATCAAAAAACTTGAAGGACAATATGTTAAATTGATAGTTGAATCTAAACTAGATCAAGTTAAATTTGATAGCATAGTACGCAGACTACAAGCTGCTGACTTGGCAGACCTCAAGATCATTGAGGATAACTCATATGAATTGGATGATGTTGATGATGATGTTGAAGTAGAAGATACATTGAGCATACTAGAGCAATGTGTTTCCGACTTTGATAATAGTCATGATATATTTAAAATATTAAAGTCACTTTATATGGAGGCATCTGAAGTATGACCAACCCCATGTTTGTCTTACTTGACAAGAGGACTGGCGGTGTATATGCTGTGAGAGATGATGACCGTAAGGAAAGAGTAGTACAAATATTTCTTGACAAGGGAGATGCAGTACGTTATTATGATATGCTGTTGGCAGATGACTATCCTAGGAAACTATCAGTAACAGAGATAGAAGAGGAGCAAGTCAAAGAAAACTGCACAATGCATGGATATGCTTTTAGCATTATCACACCAGATGAATTAGTTGTACCGCCACCACAGGATGAATGATCGTATTTGATGATATTCGTTGGAAGAATTTCTTATCGACAGGTAATTCTTTCACTCATGTGAAAATAACAGACTCACAATCGCACCTAGTAGTTGGTGCAAACGGTGCAGGGAAGTCTACAATGTTAGATGCCCTGTGCTTTGTTTTGTTTAACAAACCATTCAGGAAGATTAGTAAGAGTCAGTTGGTAAATAGTATCAATGAAAGAGAGACGGTAGTAGAGATAGAGTTTAGGATTGGTGGAGTACAGTATAAAGTTATTAGAGGTATCAAACCAAATGTATTTGAGATTCATAGAAACGGTAAACTACTTGACCAAGACGCTGCTTCCAAAGATCAGCAGAAGTACCTTGAGCAATCAATACTTAAATTTAACTTCAAGAGTTTCACACAGGTCGTCATCCTTGGTTCATCCACATTTGTCCCCTTCATGCAACTCGGAGCAAGTGTCAGGAGAGAGGTTATCGAAGATCTATTGGACATCCAGATCTTCTCAAGAATGAATAACATCCTTAAGGATCGTATGAAAGATGCGAGAGAGACCCTTAAGGATTGTGATCATCAGTTAGCAATGGCAGAGAGGAATGTATCTTCTCAAAAGAAGACCATTCTTAACATGGAGAAGATGAGTGGTGCACATAAAGAGAAGATGGAGAAGAGGATAGGTGAAATTAACACCAGAATGGAAGAGAATCATGATGAAATAGATGAATTTACCAAGAAGATCTCTCGAATGCAAGACATACAGACAGAGTATGATGAGATGAGAGACATGAGGGTTAAGATACAGAGTAATTTAGACAAGGCAGAGAGAGATTTAAAGTTTTATTGGGAGAATGATAACTGTCCTACCTGTAATCAGGTAGTATCAGACAAAACACACCTGATAGAGGGTGCACAGGCAAGGCAGAAGAGGTTTATTGAGGGTTTGAATGTTATTACTGACTCACTTAACAGGGGAAACAAGCAGATTAAGGAGTTGAAGGGGTATGCAGACAAGATTAATGCTAATAACCATGAGTTTAAGGCACTTCAGAATGAAATGAATCAGTTACTGAAGGATGTGAATGCAGAGACACCTAATATAGACGCTGAGAAAGAAATATTAGAGCAGTATGAGAGGAAACATTCGGCCACTATGCACGACTGTGCTGAAGTACATAAGGAGCATGACAATTTGAAGGTGGTTGGTACCTTATTAAGAGATTCGGGTATAAAAAGTAAGATCATTGGCAAGTTTGTACCAATTATTAACAAATCTATAAATAAATACTTACAAAAGATGGACACCTTCTTTAACTTCACACTTGATGATGAGTTTAATGAAGTAATTAAGTCCAGATATCGAGATGACTTCTCCTATGCATCCTTTTCAGAGGGTGAGAAGCAGAAGATTGACCTATCGTTGCTCTTTACATGGAGAGACATCGCTAAGCTCAAGAATTCTGCTGCTACCAACCTCCTCATACTAGATGAGGTGTTTGATTCCTCTCTGGATGACCAAGCAACTGAC